AATGGTTATCTCGAAGCAGAGATAGTTGCAGCAAGAGTTGGTGCATCTAAAATGGGCTTCTTCACTTCACCAGATGGCGATGGTTATGTTGGTGATGGTGAATATGAAGATACATTCAACCCAACAATGAACGCTCAAGCAGGAGTATTTGAGCAGCTTCCAGCAGGTATGGACTTTAAAGCATTTGACCCAAATCATCCAACATCTGCATTTGATTCTTTTACAACCAGCGTACTTAGAAGCATTGCATCAGGTTTAAATATTTCTTATCACTCACTATCTAACGATTTAACTTCTGTTAATTATTCTTCTATTAGGCAAGGTGCTTTAGAAGATAGAAGTATGTATCAGATATATCAACAATTTGTAATTGAGCATTTTGTAAACCCAGTATTCCAATCATGGTTGGAGATGGCTATTTCTAGTGGTTACATTAATTTACCAATGGGCAAATTTGACAAGTTTGCTAGATCGGTAAATTACATTCCAAGATCATTCGCATGGATTGACCCACTAAAAGAAATGCAAGCCAATGTTATTGGTTTACAAAATGGAACACTTACATACTCAGACATTTCTGCATCTTATGGCAGAGATACTGAGGAACTGTTTGAGCAACATCAAAAAGAAATTGAGTTAGCAAAACAGTATGATATTGAATTAGCTTATCAGCCATTTGGTCAGAAGTTACCAGTGGAAGCTAAGATACAAGGTGGCGAGGAAGAAGAAGATGGCTAGACCAAATGCAGGCATGAAGTCAGAAGCTCAAAAGGGCTTAGACTGGCGTGAGGAATTTGGCAGAGGTGGTACTAGAGTTGGTGCTGTAAGAGCAAGACAAATAGTGGCTGGTGAGAACTTATCAGATCAAACCATTAAAAGAATGTACAGCTTCTTCTCTAGACATGAGGTAGACAAACAAGCAGAAGGCTTTAGTGCTGGCGAAGATGGCTACCCTAGTAATGGCAGAATCGCATGGGCTCTCTGGGGTGGAGATGCAGGTTATAGTTGGTCAAAAAGATTGGTGGAACAAATGAAAAAAGATGAAGATAGAGCAGCACCAGATGCATTGAAAACTGGTGATTTTGTAAGCTGGGATAGTGCTGGTGGAAGAGCTAGAGGAAAGATCATTAAGATCGAAAGAGATGGCAAGATTAATATTCCAAATAGCGAGCTAACAATTACTGGTACTCCAGATGATCCTGCTGCATTAATACAAATTTATAGAAGTGGTGAACCTACTGATACCGAAGTGGGTCATAAGTTCAGCACATTAACCAAGATTAATCCCATAAGGGATTTTAACGATTTCAATTCAAATGAATTGGAAGTACATCCAGTAGAAAATACTGAGGAGAAAACTATGTTAAAAGAAGATAGACATATCCTCAGCGTTTCTGAAACTGATAACTCTGTTATCGTTGAGTTTGAGAAACATGAGGATGTAGAAGAAGGTGAAGAAGTAGAAATGGCTGAGGAAGTTTCTATGATGGATCAAGATGAGGAAGAAAGAAAGGTTGTACATATGCCTATGAAATATAGGACTGTTGATCTTTCCAGAGCTTCTTATGTTGATGAAGAAAATCGTAGAGTCAGAGTTGGCGTTTCTTCTGAAGAACCTGTTGAAAGAAGTTTTGGCATGGAAGTGCTAGGACATTCTGAAGGTGATATAAACATGGAGTTTATTTCATCGGGAAGAGCACCTCTTCTCTTGAATCATGACATGACCAAGCAAATAGGTGTAATTGAAGAATTCAAACTTGACGAGACAGCAAAAAGGACAACTGCTGTTGTACGCTTTGGAAAAAGCGAACTAGCTCGTGAAGTATATGAAGATGTCAAAGATGGTATTCGTATGAATATCTCTGTAGGCTACAGGATAGATAAACTGGAGCGTATTCAACGTGATGGCGAGGATTACTACAAAGCAAATTGGACACCAATGGAAGTTTCTTCTGTTAGTGTTCCTGCTGATCAATCCAGACTTGTAGGCGTTGGGCGTTCTAAAGATAAACAAACTAAAACTCAAATAAAGGTAACAAAAATGACTGAAGAAGTTAAAAATGAAATTAACCTTGATGAAGTTAGGGCTCAAAGTGCTGACGAAGCAAAAGCTGAATTCAAAAGAAATTCAAAAGAGATCATTGATCTTGCTGTAAAGCACAATAAAAGAGACCTAGCTGACAAGGCTATACAAGAAGGTGTATCTGTTGAAGAGTTCAGAGGAATATTATTGGAAAACATTTCTAATAACACTCCTTTAGAAACTCCTTCAGAAATCGGATTAACACCAAAAGAAGTTAGAAGATTTAGTTTAGTAAAAGCTATTAACGCTCTTGCTAATCCTTCTGACAGAAATGCACAGCGAGCTGCTGAATTCGAATTCGAATGTTCAGAGCAAGCTGCTAGAGAAAATGGAACAGTAGCACAAGGCATTATGCTTCCTGCTGATGTTCTTCGTAACTGGACTAGAGACCTGAACACAAGTGATGACTCTACTCTTATCGCTGAAGATTACAAAGGTGGAGATTTCATAGACGTTCTAAGAAACTCTTCTTCTGTAATGCAAGCTGGTGCAACTATGCTTCGTGGATTACAAGGCAACGTGGTTATTCCTAAGAAAACTGCTGCTGCTTCTGCTGGCTGGATTGCTACTGAAGGTGGAGACTCTGCTGAGTCTGAATTCACTTCAGGATCAGTAACCATGTCTCCTAAAGTTATCGGTGCTCACACTGATGCTTCAAGATTAATGCTTCAACAATCTTCATTAGATATTGAAAACTTAATCAGAGATGACCTAACACAATCTATTGCTCTTGCAATTGATTTAGGTGCTTTGGCTGGTAGTGGTTCAAGTGGTCAACCAACTGGTATTGCTAACACTTCTGGTATCAACACAACAACTTTTGCTGCTGCAAACCCAACATTTGCTGAGATTGTAGGCATGGAAAGTGCTGTTGCTGCTGATAATGCATTGTCTGGTTCATTGTCTTACATTTGTAAGCCAGCAGACTATGGAACATTAAAAACAACTAGCAAGGACTCAGGTTCTGGTATGTTCGTTGTTGAGCCTGATGGAAGAATGAATGGCTACAATGTTGTTAGAAGTAATCAAGTAACTTCAGGTGATTTCTACTTTGGAAACTTTGCTGATTTATTGATTGGAATGTATGGTGGTCTTGATATTCAAGTCGATACTTTCAGTCTTTCCAAATCAGGAAGCGTGAGAATTATTGCTCTACAAACTGTAGACGTAGCAGTTCGTCATGCTGTTAGTTTCTGTAAGTCATCTGACTAATTAGCTGATGCTTAAATGGAATGGTGGGGGAAACCCCACCACCTTAATTATGAAAAAATATAAAATTTTACAAGACACAGTTGCCAATGGATCAAAGGTTCATGCTGGAGATATAGTAGAGCTAGATCAACAAACAGGTCATTCATTATGTGGCTATGGCAAGGCAGAAATTCATGTTGAAAAACCAAAAGCTAAACAAGCTGATAGAAGCGTTGGTTTAGAAACATCAGAGGTTAAAGCTCCAAAGAAAAGAGCTAAAAAATAAATCATGCCCATCGAGAGTGCAGCAGATTTTAACTCCTATGTAGACATCAACACAGGTCATGGAGTTACTGCTACATTCTTCGAGGTGCAACAATCATTATGGGATCAAAGGGTTGGTCTTATAGATACTTGGTTTGACATAGATTCTGGAAATTCAACCAACATTAACATCATCATAGATCAAGAATATTTCAATATAGAAGGTGGCACAGTACCTGTTGCTGGCTATCAACCCAGAGCAATTATTAAAGCAAGTGATGTGCCCTATATATCACAAGAAGATAGATTGGTAGTCAATGCAATTACAACTAATCGTGGCAGTGTTTTAAAACCTGAAACTTCTTTTGTTGTTAGAACAGTCGAGCCTGATAACACAGGTTTAGTATCATTGGTATTAGAGGAAGAATAATGTCTCAATATCGCATGGAAACAGAAGAAGATATGATTTCATATCTAGATATAGATTATGGTCATGGTGTATCTGCTGTTTATACAAACAATGGTACTGACTCAACAATAAGAATAATTCTTAATAATGAATATGTTGAGCAAGAAGAAGGCATAGGCGTGGAAGCACTAAAACCCATCGCATATTGTAGAACCATAGACGTTCCAAACATATCATTTGGAAATACATTAGCTGTTGCAGCCATTAAAGACGTTGATGGTAATACATTGAAAGCAGCACAAAATTATACAGTTGTTAATATACAAGCAGATAGAACTGGTTTTTCTGCTTTGATGCTTGAGGAAATATAATGGCAAATCATATTAGACAACAAATCAGGGAAAAATTTGGCACAACCCTAACAGGATTAACAACTACTGATTCTAATGTTTTTGAATCCAGAGTTTATCCATTAGAAAATGCTTCTTTGCCAGCATTAATCATTTACACAAAATCAGAAACATCTGAGCCCATCGTTATAGGAACACAAAGACTTATGAGCAGAGAATTGTCAGTAGTTGTGGAAGGTTATGCAAAAGCTACTAGCAACTTTGATGATACTATTGATACAATAAGCAAAGAAGTTGAAGCAGCAATAGCTGCTGATAGAACTCTTGATGGATTAGCTAAAGATACTTATTTAGAATCCACAGAGATAGAGTTTAACGCTGAGGGAGAAAAGCCATTGGGCTATGTCTCACTTACATTTTTAACTAACTATTATGTCAAGGAAAACGCTCCTGACGTAGCAGTTTAAAGGAGATAATTATGAAAATGATTAGTCCAAATGGCAAGAATTCAATCATAGCTCATCCGTCTAAAGTTGAGTCATTGAAGAATAAGGGTTGGAAAGAAGAAGCAGCCCCATCGAAAGATAAAGTTAAATCTTCTTCTAAAGAAAAGTCGAAAGACGAGGTAGAAAATGGCAACACATAAAGGAAGCGAAGGCGTCATAAAAGTTGGATCAGATTCTGTTCTTGAAATTAGGTCTTACTCAATCGAAGAATCTGCTGATACTTTAGAAGATACTTCAATGGGTGATTCTGCTAGAACTTATAAACCATCATTAACAAGCTTCTCAGGAAGTTTGGATGTTTTTTGGGATGAAGCCGATACTGGTCAAAGTGCTTTAAGCATTGGATCAGAAGTAACTTTGAATGTTTATCCTGA